AGGAACGCGCACGCGAGCAATAAACGCGCGTAGCAATTACCGTGCCAACTGTAAATTTATACAACTGTAAGTCATTGATTTTAAAGGAATTCGTCTGTAACGGATTTTTAGCAGTCAAGTGATACCACGATATCAAAACGCGATAACCCACCGACAGAGGCGCTTAGAATGCGAAATAGAAAAGTCAATATAGACAAAGGTCTAATATATAGTCATTGCCTATGGATCATGCGCGATGCGATAGTGTGACGCTATCAATGACATGGACACGCAAAAATTGCGGGTAGTGTGTGCAGTGTGCGATTGTGGGTAATAGATGCACCACCAATGCAACACGCGCACCATTTGCGTGTCGCACTCTTTGCGTATCACTTCCGCTATCAAGTGATTAGATATCAGTTGACGGATAGCACGCAAATATTGCGCATTCGGCGATGAACACGCACATATTGCGCATAAATGCCGCACATATTGCGCATTTCTTTGGTTGGGGCGGGCGAGGGACACCCCCCGGTCCCACGTTAGTGTATACACAGAAATACACAGAAGTGGATTTTGAACTGTAAACCACTGTATACACACGCCTATCAACACGATAGCTATTTTCTATGATAAACTAATTATATTAATAGTGTTTCTCTATCGTTATGATAGCATATAACATATTGACAGATCCCTGATTCTGGATATAACTCATTACTGAAAGTGATGATAAGAAAAATAAGAAAACAAACTCCTGAAAAAAAGATGTAAAATACATTGTCAGTGTAACACTTAAATGTACACTTAAATGAACTCTTGCATAGATGAGATATCTGTGCTAAAATCCTTACATTCCATCCTCGGTGGTACAATCTGTACTACTTTCTTAGTCAAGTTCTTGACATTTACAACTTTCCGAATATAACTATGTATAAAATTGAAAGATCTCGCGAGGGACTACTAGAAAAAGTCTACGATTGTTTAAAGAATAACACTGCGTTAGACAGCATACACATACCGCACTCAGATGTATTCTATGTGCGTGAGGCATTGGAGTCCCGTTACAAGCGGGATTTTTCATTGGAACAAACTGAAGAATATATGCGTGAGGCAGGCTGGACAGATGGCAATTCCAGAGAGAGTGAAGAACAAAATGAAGGAGTTGGGGCTTAGCGGCGTTAACAAAGCGAAGCGTACTCCATCACATCCTAAGAAATCTCATGTTGTAATGGCCTCAGAAGGTGGCAAATACAAGCTCATACGCTTTGGTCAACAAGGTGTTAAAGGTGCAGGTAAAAACCCTAGCACTGCAAAGGATAAGGCTCGTAAGCGTTCGTACTATGCTAGGCATAATGCGCAAGGCAAACCAACTACGAAGTTGTCAGCCAAGTATTGGAGCCATAAAGAGAAATGGTAGCGAAGCGTAACTACAAAAAAGAGTACAAGAACTACCACAGTAAGCCTGAACAGAGGAAGGCTAGATCTTCCCGTGTAATGGCGCGCAGAAAGATGGCTAAAGCTGGTTTAGTCAAGAAAGGTGATGGCAAAGATGTTCATCACACAACTGGAAATCCACTGAACAATAAAAAATTGTCAGTGAGGTCTAAGTCCTCTAACCGATCATTCCCTAGGACGAAGACTGCTTCAAAGAAAAATCCAAGGAGCTAGTAATGGCACGTAAAAAGTCCAATGCGACTTTATCCAAGAAAGAACTCACAGCCTTAGAAGATAAAGCTGAGCGTTCATCGAGAGTCAAGCCGGGTGAAGGCCGTGGACTTAAAGAGTTTTTAAAGCGTCAGTCAGATGCGAGTAAGAAAACCCCAAAGCCGGGAACCCGTCGAGCTAAGGTTCAATCTCGCCGTGTCGCAGAAAAGAATATACCGAAACGTGTACGGGATATGATGACATCTGAGAAACAAGATGCTAAAAATAAAGGTGATTCTAAACTCAAAAGTGAAAATCGCAGGGGCAGAGGGCCATCTAAAAGTGGTGTCGAGCAGTCAATTAAATCCGCAACAGATAAAGCGAAGTCAGCGGTAGCTAGAACAGCTTCACGTGTTGGACCATTATCTAAGTTAGGAACTGGCGTTGGTCTTCTTTTGGTTTCTGAGCCACTAGGTGGTGGTGTCGATGCTAAAGACCCAAGTAAAGCAATAAAGCAGACTGCACGAGGCAAGAAACAAGTTCCCGCTGGAGAAATGGGCATGCCTAAACCAGCGCGTGGAGCAGAGAGAGGCCGTGGAGATGGCAATGCAGAAGTAGCGGCGCGTAGAGCAAAAGCACAAGCAGATGCTAAGAAGAAAGAGACTCCAAGCTCTAGTGGCGGTAGCGGCGGTGGATCACGTACTGTGAAGAGTGGAGATACACTATCCGCAATTGCACAAAGGGCTGGTGTTACACTGAAGCAACTTCTAGCGGCCAATCCTCAAATTAAAGATGCTAATAAGATTAGACCCGGACAAAAGATTAAGTTACCTAAAGCGACGATTAAAGGTACAGGTAAATCAATCTATGCGGCTAAAGGCGGTATGGCTAAAGCAAATTGTGGTGCTTCCATGAAGCCAACACAGAAATCATCGCGAGGAATTAAGTAATGCCGGGTATGAGAAAGTACATGGGTGCTCCATCAGAAAAGCCAGATCTTCCTGAAATGTATGAGCGTGAGTTTGTAGACGCAGATAGTGAATTGCCATCAGCAAGGTTAGTTGAAAAGTATGGAACATCTAATCCAACAGAGTTAAAGTCTCGTATTGTACAGCGTGGCCTTCAAGAAATGCAGAAAAAAGAAGGTCGGCCAGATATGAAAGATGGCGGTATGGCTCGTGGTAAAGGCGGTAAGATGTACCAGCATAACTACGCAACTGGCGGTAAAGTTGTAGATCATCTTGGAGGCAAGAAGTAATCGTGGCGTATTGTAAAGGTTGTACAAGCAAGGCTAAGTGTAAAGAAGCTGGTAAGTGCTTAAAGACTGGCAAGAAGATGGCATACGGCGGTGCAGTCAAGAAAAAGATGGCTGTCGGCGGTACTGCATTAAAGACCCCACCTAAAGATGCTAAAGGTTTAAAGAAGCTACCTACTCCAGTCCGTAACAAGATGGGCTACATGAAGAAAGGTGGCATGGTTAAGAAGGGCCGTAAGTAAATGTCTAACTGCAAGATGGCTAAAGGCGGATCAGTTAAAGGCAGGACACATTACTATGCCGCAGGCGGTATGGTGCAAGACCAATTGTCTAAACCTACTGGTCATCCTGAAAATGCAATGGGCAGACAGCAGATACAACGTAGAATGCCTCAGTCTGTACAAGCAATGACAGCATTGCCCGGTGAGACACCAGCAGAGCGGTCTAAGCGTTTGCGGTCAGGTGGCTAATACATGGCGTTAAACGTCACCCGCCCCTCACGATTCAAGAGCTATGGCTTACACGCCATACTTGATAATACGCCGTACACTGTATACACCTGCCCTCCAAACACTGTAGCGTACATGTCACTGGTGTTTGTGTCTAACGCAAGTGCTAGTGCGACTGATGTCAGTGTTGCGTGGGATGATGATGACAGGGGAACACCGATTGTAATCATCGGCGGTAAGAATTTAGCTCAGGCTGATTTCATTCAGTTAGCCGGTTCTTTTCTTGTGTTAGAAGAAAACGATACAGTGAAGCTAACTACAACGAATACTTCCGGTGGTAATAACCCAGATGTCAGTATTATTGTTACTGTTGAAGAAGTGTTTCTACCAAACGGATAATTTATATGCCATACAAATCTCGTGCTCAACAAGCGGCTGTTGCGATCTCAATGAAGAAAGCGGGCAAGAAACCTGCTGAGATTAAGAAGCACATGTCTAAAGGTGGTAAGGCAACCAAGAGTAAAGTTAATGAAGCTGGAAACTACACAAAGCCATCTCTCCGCAAGCGACTTTTTAACGAGATTAAAGCAGGCGGAAAGGGAGGTAAGCCGGGTCAATGGTCCGCACGGAAAGCTCAAATGCTCGCCAAGCGTTATAAAGAAGCTGGCGGAGGATACAAAAACTAATGCCTTTAGCGAAGAGTCAAAAGTCCCTCAAAGCGTGGACAAAGCAAAAGTGGCGTACCAAGAGTGGCAAGCCATCTACACAAGGCCCGAAAGCTACAGGGGAGCGTTATCTACCGGAGAAAGCTATCAAGGCTCTTTCGGACAAAGAGTATGCCGCTACTACGAGAGCCAAGCGAGCGGGTACGAAAAAAGGCAAACAGTTTGTTTCACAGCCTAAAAAAGTGGCTAAAAAAGTAAAAGCACATAGAAAGGTAAAATAGAATGGCAGATCGTCAGTTAACTGAAAAACAACAGAAGTTCCTAGACGTACTCTTTGAAGATGCACGTGGAAGTGTTGTGGAAGCTAAAAAGCTGGCAGGCTATTCTCCTACACAACATACTGCATCTATTGTGAGTTCATTGAAAGATGAAATCTTAGAGCGTACTAACATGTACCTTGCCCAGAATGGCCCACGTGCGGCTATGGCGATGGTTGGTGCGTTACACGATCCAACTGAGCTAGGCATTAAGGAAAAGATGCAAGCGGCTAAAGAAGTGATGGATCGTATTGGTATCATTAAATCTGAAAAGGTACAAATTGAATCTACAGGCGGTGTGATGTTACTTCCACCGAAACGAACTGAGGATGACGAACAAGAATAAGTGGATATTGGCACAACCTGA